TGACCGCCGCCGGACCCTCGCGATTCCAGTCGGTCTTGACGAGCCACGGCGGGCGCACCGTCTGCAGGGCGATGCTCTGGCGCAGTTCGTGGAGCAGGGTCGCCCGCTCGGGGATCGTGGCGGTGACGATCGTGAGGTCGGTCACTGCGTCTCCGGTGTCAGCCACCACACGCACGACGCCGCAGCGGCCAGCAGTAGCCACGGCTCAGGGATGACCTGTACGGCGTAGAACGCCAGCACCGGGCCCGCGGCGGTGTGCACCAGCCGGTAGGTGTCGGTTGCGACGACGAGCTGGGCGTACGCCACAGCGGTCGGCACGACCACACGCCATGTCGGCATGTAGAAGCCGGCGAGGCAGGCGCCCCACTGGGTGACCATGCGGGGGTCACGCCACTTGCCGGCGTGGTGCTCCCACGCCGATCGGATCGGGTGGTCATGCACTCGGCGCAGCACGCCGCCCATCGCCTTGTCGGTCACCTCGTCCATCGCCGGACGGTTGACCACGGCGATGATGGCGGGCACGACCAGGCCGACCAGCAGGATCGGGTTCCACGCCCACAACGCAGCCCACACCGGCGACGTTTCCTTGATGGTGGCGGCGACGATGACGAGCACCAGCGCCAGCGGCCACCAGCCCTCCTGTAGCGCCGCCACAGCGACGATCGTGAGGGCCATGGCCGGTAGGTCCACGCCGACGGGGCGGCACACATGCGGCGCCCAGACGCCCGCCAGGGCGAGCACCAGGACCGCGGCTGCGAGCCCCTGCCAGACGGTGAGGTCGGCGGCGAGCGCCCACCACACCATGCCAGCCGCAGCCGTCGGCCACGACAGTGCCCACACCGCCCACCACATGCGGGCGTCGTCGCCGCACACAGCGGGGAGCAGCCACCGCAGGTTGAACGGGCGAGCCACCTTGCCGCCGTTGGCGGCGATCATGTAGCGGACAGAGTCGGGACCCAGGCGCAGGTCACGCACGACGCATGACCTCAAGCGTGTACGTGAGCGGGTCGTCCTTGTCATCCTCGGGGCGGTAGAACTCGCGGCCGGTGACGACGACGAAGCCGGCGTCCTCTGCCAGCGTGCGCAGCGTCGACTGTTCCGCCCAATCGGCGTCGTCGAAGCACAGCGTGCACTCGTCCTCGAGCAGCGGCTCGGCGAGCTCCCAGAAGTCGGCGACGGCGGCAGCGGTGTGGTCGCCGTCGTAGAACACGAAACCGAAGCGGCCGAGCAGCTGCGGCAGCGCGTCGCGCATGTCGTCGTTCAGTGCGGTGAACTTGCGCGCCCCGACGTACGGCGTCACGTTGTCGAGGAACGTGTCGAACGATGTGGCAGGGCACCAGTCGTCACCCTCGTGGTGGTCGATGGTGACCAGTGAGCACCACTTCGGCAGCGACGACAGCAGCACCGAGGTCGAGCGGCCGAGGTAGTGGCCCACCTCGAGCGCAGCGTGTGCCGTCGTGGCGGCGGCAAGATCGGCGAGGGCTTCGCACTCGGCGAACGACATCGGGCCACCGACCCGCTCGAGCACGTCGGTTAGCTCAGGCGTAGGCATTGCTGTCGTCCGTGCGCTCCGCCAGCTTCGCCGGCGTCTCCTTGGTCGACGAGGGCCACCACACCTTCGGACCCTTGTGGTGCCCGACGTGGGCGGTGGTGTCGACGTAGGTGGGGAAGCCGGCCTCGGCGGCACGCAGGCAGAAGGACACGTCCTCGCCCAGTGACCACTCGATGCCGGACTTGCCGGTGCGAATGTCGAACCCGAACCAGCAGTTCTTCGACCCGCCCGACTGGTCGAACATCTCCTGCAGCACCGAGCGGTGGATCAGGAGACAGCCCGTGCCGGTCGCCGCGAGCTGCAGCACCTGGTCGGGTTCCCAGTCAAGCATCACCTTGGTGATGGAGTCCTCGTCGGGGATGAACAGCGTCGGCACCGGACCGTCGGCGGTGATGATCACGCACAGTGCGCCGAGGATCTTGAGGTCCATCTGCATCGCACGGGCGACGAGCCGGTGCAGCATGTCCGGCGGGAACACCATGTCGGTATCGCAGAACCACAACCACTCGCACTGCGAGTAGTCGTCGTTGTGCAGGAACTCGTCGACCAGCCGGTTGCGGGCCTTCGCCAAGTTCGCCGTCGCCTCAAGCGCGATGTAGTTGTGCAGCAGACGCAGGTCGATGGGCGTCGGCGACTCGGGTGCGCCGGCCGCTTCCCACGTCTGCACCGCACGCTCGCGGTCCCAGATGTCCAGCTCGACGAACGAGCGCAGGAACCTGGTGCTGATGTCGTGGCCGGTGCTCGGGAACGCCATGAGGACGCGACCGGGCAGGCCATCTTCTGACGGCATGACGACTCCTTGGTGACGGCGTTATGGGGTGACGGCGATGCGGGGTCGGGTCCAGGTGCCGTCAAGCCGGTCCCGACCCCGCGAGGGTCAGGGCCTCAGCTGAGGACCTGCTTGAACCCGGTGCCCTGCAGGACGCAGGAGGCGACGGGGTAGCGGCCCGACGTGAACGCCGAGTAGCCGAACACGACCATCCGCACCGACAGCTGGTCGCCCAGGACTTCCTCGTAGCGGAAGCCGAGCGGCGAGCCGGCCTGCTCCATGAGGATGTTGTCGGCACGACGGGTCACGATGATCCGGTCCTCGTCGGTCGACGCACCGAGGGTGATCGGCACGTTGGCGTCAGAGATGACCGGCACGCCGGCGATGGAGCCCACGGCGTTCACGCCCGCAGCGGCACCAGCCGCCACGACGTTGTCGCCGGTGTAGGGGGTGATCTCCACCAGCGGACGCCCGTTGCTGTCCGACTGCGCACACAGCCACGCCCAGCGGCGGGGGTGCATGACGATCAGGTCTGGAGCGGCCAGGCGGGACGTGTTGACCTTGCCGATGGCGTTGTGGATCGACGCGACCAGCGAAGCGCCGGTGGTGCCGGTCCACGCAGCGGTCTGCACCGAGGTGGTGTTGATCACGCCGTAGTGCGTGCCAGCGGTGCCGGCGCCGTTGATGGCGTCGGTGTCCAGCTTCGTCGCGTAGGCGGAGATGAGGTCGGAGAGCAGGATCTCACCGATGCCGGCGCCACGGTCGAGCGACTGCCGGGAGACAACCTGCTGGCCGGCGTAGGTACGCACGGGCACAGTGAGGTCGTTCTCGTCGTAGGTCGTGTTCGACACGGCCGTGTTCTGGGTCTCCTGCGCAGCCACCGAGGTGCCGGTGTTGCCGAGCGGGATGGTGATGGTCATGCCGTCGGCCGGCAGCGCCATCGAGGACACGGCGTTGAGGAACGGGCGACCCGCACGCAGCACGGGAGCAAACTCCGACGTGAGGTACTGCGGGACGACGAGTCCGCCGAACACGCCGGTGGTCGACCGGTACTCGGCCATGGCCTCGCCCTTGGCACGCTCCAGGCGCTCGCGCGCCTCGTAGTCGCCGGAGAACTGGGCCCGGTAGGCGTCGGCCAGGAAGTCGTGCTCACCGTCGGGGCGGTAGGTCCGCTCCTCAGCCTTCACGCTCACCACGGTCTGCACGCCGAGGGCCTTGCGGGTCTCGTCGGCAGCCTTGCGGGACTCGTCGAGGGCGACCAGGTCGGCCTCACGCTGGCGCAGCTCGGCCAGCTTCTCGTCGACCTTGCGCAGCTCGTCGCGCTTCGCGTCGAACGCCTCGGTCTCGTCCTCGGTGAGCTCGCTGCGACCCTCGGTCTCAGCGGCCTCGAGGATGGCCTTCACGGCCTCGTCTGCGGCGTCGCGCTCGGTCAGCGCAGCCGCGATCAGGGAGCGGATCTGCTCCAACATGGTGTGAACCTCCAGGTTCGATGTGGGGGTGGGGTTCACCGGGTGTGCGCGACGTGGCGACGACGTGTTTCCCGCTGTGCGGGGCGGCGTCGTCTGCCGGCGGCGTGCTCGGCCAGGTGTTGTGCTGTCAGATGGACAGCGCCTCGTACTGGCGTCGAGCCAGTGCGAGGGAACGACCTGACGGCGTGGTCGTTGCGGTCTCGGCCTCGAGGGCCGACTCGCGGATTTGTGCGACGGTGGCGGGGTTCGCCGGGAACGTCACGACGGACACGTCAAACAGCTTGAGCTCGCGGATCGTCCGCACCTCGTAGTTGTCCGACCAGTCCTGGTTCAGTGCGCGAAAGGCAAACGACATCTCGTCCATGTCACCCCGCTCCATCGCCGAGCGCAGCTCAGCAACGACGGGGTTCGACGGGTCCAGCTCAGCGGACACCCGCAGGCCGATGTCGTCGGACTCGAGCGTCATCGTGCCGGACTTGGTGCGGGCCAGCGGCACGCCGGCGTGGTTCACCAGCAGCTTGACGTCCGCTTCCTTCGCCGACTTCGTGGCGGCACCGCGCGCGATGACCTCGGTGAAGCCGCCGTTGTCGGGGCCACCGCCGATGTCGTAGCGGGTGTCGTAGACGAGGGCGTAGCCGGTCAGCACGGGGTTGCCGTCGTCGGCCGCCCGCAGCTCCAGGCCCGACACTGCGCGTGACTCGCGCTCGGGCGTCTCGACGCCGTCATCGGTTCGCCGGTATTCAGTCATCGGGCTCTCCATCGGGAGACGGGACGGCGGGGTCGGGGGAGTCGTCGACGCTGTCGTCGGCGGAATCGTCAGGCGACTCGGGCATCGGTGGGCGGTCCTCGAGCTCACGCACCTCGTCGACCGTCAGGAACTCGTTGGTCAGGGCGATGGCGTAGGACTCATAACGGGTTTTGAGGTCCGACCGCAGCACCGCGCTGACGTTCGCTTTCACCTTCTGCGGGCGGGGGATCAGCGACGACAGCGATTCCTCGACCGGCACCAGGTACGGGATCAGCCCGTAGGTCAGCCAGTCGGCGGCACGCTGCTCACGGTTGGCGTACGTGACGCTCGAACCGGAGGTGGCGGCGCCGATCATCTCGGGGAACACGCCGTAGATACGGGCGATCTGCTCCACGGTGTACCGCTGCGAGTCGAGGAACTGCGAGTCGGTCGGGCTGATCTGGATCTGTTCGTGCTTCAGGCCGGCGCCGAACACCGCAGGCTCACGGCCACGGGTGGCCCGCACGAACGCATCCTTCGCGCCCTGCGCCTGGTCAGGCGTGAGGTTCTGCTCGGAGTAGATGATCGACGACGGGTGACCGCCGCCGGTGAAGAACTCGCCGCCGAACTTCTCAGCCTCAAGGCCGGAGGCGATGGAGCGGGATGCGTAGGTGATCGGCGACAGGCCGAACGGCTGACCGCCGGGCACGAAGATGGCCGTGTGCCACAGGCGGCCGTTGGGCCAACGACCGACCGGCTGGTTGTCGATCTTCGTGACCCAGCCGCCGTCCTCGTCATGCCACGTCACTACGTTCGGCGACAACATTTCGATGCGTCGCGGGAACCCGTTGGGGGCGAACTCGGTGATCAGCCCGTAGGCGTTGCCGGCGAGCAGCAGCGACGACCACATCTGGTAGCGCCAGGTGGCGGCGCCGACCTCGGTCGACGGCTCGGCGAGCACCGGGGCCAGCGACAGCGGCGTCTGGGTGTCGCCGCTCTGACGGTACTGGTCGAGCGGGAACGTGGAGCCGACGCCGGCGATCAGGCGCACACACGCCCACACGGCGCTGTGACGCATCGCTGTGCCGTCGTCGACGGTGTTCGGTAGCCCGCCCTTGCCATCGAGGCGACGGGCGTTGACCGACGCGATGATTTCCTCGGCGGAGATGTTTCGTTCCTCACGCCCACGCAGGAAGCCGCCGAGCATCAGCGGTCACCCTCGAGGTCGAGCCCGACGAGCAGTACGACGGCGCCGGCGACGATCATGCCCGCAGGCACCGACAGCAGGAACCCGCCGGCGATGGCGACGACAATGCCGAGAAGCTGCACCAGCGCAGCGGTGATGTTGCGCGGCACAGAGCCTCCGGTGTCAGAAAGCGAATACGGGCGCCGACGCAGGCACCTCGGTCGGCAGCAACGAACGGGCGATCGTCACCGCCTCAAGCGGCGAGATGGGCACCGTGGCGTTGCGCATGTCCCACGCCCACGCATCGCCCAGCGGACGCTCGGACGCCTCGGCGACCGCCACGTCGAGCGGACCCTGGCCGGCGGGGCGACGCAGCCGGCCCTCGACGACGTCGGTGTAGAAGCCGCCGCACGCCGCCTTGTAGTCGGACGTGTTGACGGGCTGC